TCCAACCTTAATGAGAGCAGAGTTACATATACTAACTTCTGTCGTAGTAAGAGGCATACATACTCCTAAAAGAAAGGGAGCCGAAGCTCCCTAATAATTAATCAACTACGTACATAATCATTACGTAAAAGGAACCTGCCGCATCAGTAGCTGTGTTAGCTTTAGCTGCGATTTGTGTCTCTGATGAGTACGAAGCTAAGTTTCCTGCTTCGTCTTCCATTTGAACACATCCTGCCGCTGTAACAGTAGTGTTAGTAATGAAAGCATCTGGATCAGCCAAAGTCCCTACAGAAATAGCTCCCGTAGAACCTAAGTCATCATGCTTAAAAGTACATGCAAGAACTCTAGCTCCGGCAGGTAACTTCATAAGATAGACAAGATCATTCTGAGCAATAGCACCTGACGCTGTATAAGAATCATAAGCAATATGGACACGACCATACTGCTCACCCTTTGGGATTAATTCCGAAGGGTTATTTATAAATTGTTTGGTGTAATTAGCACCGTAAACTGTAGCCATATATTACCCCCTCTTATTCAGTACACATAATTTCTACAACTTTCTCTTCTTCCATTCTAGTAGCACCAATAGACATACAAGCATACACTTGTGTGCTGTATGACTTATCAGCTCTCTCAGAAATCTTCCCTTGAACATCTTTAGCAGTGGCCATAAGAAGTCCATCTTGCGCCCAAGCAAAACATCTTCTAGCACCGACAGGAGCAGTAGCATTATCATCGCCATCTAGCTCACCAGTGACCTGATCATAAGCAACAGTAGCACTAAGAGTGTTTAGTCTTTCTGATCTAATGAAGTTAAAGCCAAGGAACGTATTGATCTCACCTTGTACTAGGGCTTTAACACTGTTGAAGTCAGCACTAGTTACTGAAGTCTCTCCTAAAAGAGCGTTAAGCTGAGAAGCACTGATAGCGATATATCTAGGAATAGACTCATCAATATCGTTAGCGTCAAACTTTTGCTTAACTTTTCTAAGCGTCTGAAGGTTCATGTTAGAAGTACCTGAACCATCGAAAGCACCTAGCTTCTGAGCATCTGGAAGAACAACAGAAGAAGCGCCTTCTTCTCCACCGTAAGATGTACCAAGAGCATTCTCAATGATGACATCATCTTTAGCTCTACCTAAAGCCCAAACAGCAGCTTGAGCATAATCAGAAGTTGGGTCGATTAGCATACGAAGCTTATCAGTATCGTCAATCAAATCTGCCCATTCATAATCCACTAGAGTAACTCTACGTCTACTGTGTGCAGAGTCGATCTGTGGAGTGTCAGCATGACGTGAAGTTCTTTTCACGGCAGTAGCTGCACCAATTCTGTCATAGAAAGCAGACTTTCCAACTTGTTGTTCGTTTCTAACAAGACCAGAAAACTTGCTACCTTTTTGTTGGCTTAGGTGAAACACATTAGCAGAGAATTGTTTCACAAATGCCGTTGTAATTTCGCTAGACATTTATTTCTCCTTAGTTATTTTAAACCACAATATAGGTTGAAATTGCCCCACGAGTGCAGGATTTCAGGTAGCACAATTATAAAGGGTCCAGTCCCCAGAGGTGCGTGGCCTTATAACATCACCTCTAGAAACTTAGATTGTCCTGTGCCTTGAGATTAGTGTAATCTTATCTTAGACTTTTGTAAATAAGGTCTGAACTTCTTCCATTGCATTTTTATGATTTGGATGAGCCTTATCGAAGTAGGGATGATCTTTGTTAGCAAAGATGTCATTGAGCTTTCTTTGTGCTTCGTCAGGAGTAAATCCTAGCTCTCCTTTGACAGTACCTTTAAACTGATCTTCACTCAAAGTATCCCCGATCTTACTGAATGCTTTGATTAAGTTAGGATTGTTTCCCAAACCTGTCTCGTCAAGAAAGCTAACTAGGTTATCATCACCGTAATGTCCTACGGCTGCTTGGGCTCTTTTAACTTTATCATCGTAAGCACTCCCCCACTCTTTTTGGAGTTCACGTACGCCATCGTTTTGAGAATTAGTAAACTTCTCCTCATCTCTCTTGCCGGCTTCTTCTGCCGATCGAACGTACCAATCGAATACCTTTTGTGCTTGGTCGGGTAGAATACCTGCGCCGTGAGCAGTCTTCCTAAAGTCATCAAAGAACTCCTTATCTAGAGAATCAGACCCGTTTACCTGATACTTATCTACTTCTTCAGGAACTCCGATCTTAGTATGGAATTGTTTCCACTCATCCTCTGTCGCATGTTTACCTGGAATAGTAACCTTATCTGCTCCAAGCATACGTTGTGAATGGACATAAGACTTAGCTAAGTTGTCTACTGATTTAATAGGACCTAGTGAAGGATCTGCTTTCAAGTCTTCAGGAAGAAAAGTTTTCCACTCTTCACCGCTAGAATACCAGTCGGGTTTTTCTACAGGTGCAGCTTCTGCCGCTGGCTCCGCAGGTGTTCCTGCTACTTCAGGCTCTGCTGATTCAGTCAATGTACTCATGTTCTCTCTCCATGCCTTTAGTTATATGTTTTCTTAATTCCTCAGGCTTAACCTTTAGAATAGATAAAATCCTAAGTATGGCATTACGTGATCCTTCTCTTAGTGCCATCTCATGTACACACGAAGTAAACGTAGGAGCTAACATAAAGTTGTTTTTCATAAGATCAAAGAGGACACGCTCTCCTTCTTCTGTACTGAATACTGCCTTATAGTCGATAGCTAGATCGACTTGCTTATCTATCTTAGATCCCATACGTTTCCTTTATTGAGCTGCTTGCATAGCTTGCATAGCCTGAATAGCAGGGGCAGACTTCTGTACTACATCTGCTTGATGTTGCTCCGTCTGCTGTTGTTCTGCCATAGCTTGCTGCTGTTGTCTAGCTTCTCTTGCCTGAATAACATCTTCTTGTGGTCTTAGTATCTCTTCAGGTATACCGTATGCTTTAGCAATATAACGTAAGGCTTGATCACCGTGGATGTTATCCATAACTTCTGGTTGCATCTGAATGATCGGACTAACAGTCTCAATAACTCTTAGGAAAGAATTAGCATCAGCAGCTCTTTGTGCCTTAGCTATCTGACTACTATACTGGACGTTTAGGACTCTATCCCCTAAAGCTTCTGGAGCTTCTTCAAATAGATTTTTTCTCATCATAATGTTAAACACTCTATCAATTAGAGGTCTTAGTAATTCGAACTGTTGCCGCCCAAGGATAGGACCAAGTAACCTTAGCTTCTCCTCAGTACGCTGAGAAACCTCAGTAGCAGTCATCTGTGGACCTTGCCCTAGCTGAAGCTGATCTATAAAGAAAGCTTCCCTAATCCGCATCCTAATCTGCTCCATCATCTGATAGCCAAAGTCTACACGGCTACCTGTTTGCAATGGTTCAATACGATCAGGACTACCTGCTCTATAGTAATTAATTCCGCCAGGAGCTGTCCGTATGGGCAATAAGATACCATCATCTGGCATCATAAGTGGAGGGTCTACTACCTTCTGAGCAGACCTAATAGTTGTTTTCATGACCTGATTAATCATCTTAATATCGGCCAAAGCTTTCATAGCAGGTGATCTACCATAGATCTCTCCGGCTATCTTAGTCCATCTAGGTATGACGTAAGGAAATTCCTTAAACCCTTTATGGGACAATACTAGCTTCTTATCTCTTAATACGTAGACACTTCTAAACTTAAAACCTTTTGCAAGCTCAGGTCCATCGTAAGCTTCTGTAGCAGGCTCTACAGCATGAATAACTTCATGATCTACATACCTACCCTTGTCATCTTCAAGCAGTCTTTTCATTTCATCCGGCAAGTTCTCCTCACCAAACTCTTGAGCAATCTGCCTAGTTGACCACATCCAAGATCTATATACAGTATCTACCTGTCCTTTATTATTCTGATCAATGTAAGCTTCATAGATAGGTCTAGAGTGAAAGCGTATAATGTCTTGATCATCTTCTTCCATTCTCATGCAAGCAGTTCCAAAAGAACATATGTCTAAGTAGACCTCATGTATCTCTGTTTGGAAGTTACTATTGTTGAGAACCCTGTGCATCTTCCTTACAGCCGACTGAAGCCATAGACGTACATCATCCTGTTGATCAACCAGTTCATCGCCAGTAGTAAGTTCAAACCACTGTGTACTAGGATTAGTAAGCATCCCGTGCAAAGCTGATGCAAGCATTTCGTTAGAATGGATGCCAGAAGAATCAAAGACTTTGTTCTGGCCTTTCTTCTCTCCGACCATTCTTGTCTTATAGATGTCATCTTTTCTTGGTAGAACATAGTCTGCAATCTCCTGCCAATGCTGTTCCCAATTAATCCTATTAGATTTTAATTGCTCGAATCTCTCGATGATCTGTATAGCTGCCATTAGTAATCACCTGTTCCTTGGCCACCTGCCCTTAATGCTTTTCTTCCTGGTGCTGCCCTACCTCTTACGACTTCTTGCTGTCTCTTCCGAAACAATCCCATCAGCCTCTGCACCTCTTCGCCGCCCTCTTCTTTATCTACAAGAGACTCAGCCGCCATGCCAGTCCTTACAGTTTTTTCTACCCACTTATATTTTCCTCTACCTTCATACACTTTTTCCCTTACTCTTTTTGTTCCTTCACCTACTTCTGCAAGCTTAGGTCTATATTTATCTAGGTCAATAGTCATGTTAGCCATACCACCTGCTAAACCTCTTAGCTTTTCTATGTCTTGATGCCTAAAACCTGTAAACCTTTTTTCAGGCGCTGGCGCTCTACTTCCTCCAAAACTCATCTCTCCTCCCTACATAAAATAGTCATACTCATCTAGGCTTACCCTAGGTAGGTCTTTATTCTCTGACCTAGTACCCTCTGGCTTCATCCCCATTGCCATGTACCTAAAGGCATCCGAACCATGAGAAGACCAGTCATGTTTAGGCTTCTGTAGAAACATCTTATTCTTAGCATCCCACTTCCTCTGGTAATGCCTTAATGCCTCTATGCCCTTCTTACATTTTACCTCATCAAACCAACATTTGGGTAAGGTCATACGTGCCGCATGGATGCCATCATCCACCGACCACCTAGGTAAGATGTAGAGCTTACGTAGTCCCAAAGCTCGGAGAGTCTCCTCCCTACTCTTACCTGTCCCCAGTTCCCTTGCCCTAGCATCATGAGGGAGTGTGTGTTCTCTATAAATGTATGGCTTCTTTTGCAATGCCCGTACGTAGAAGTCAAGCCCTTGTCCTGCTTCTTCCAGATAATCTATAAGCCTATACTCATTCCCTATAACCTGGACAAACCAGATAGCCGAAGTATCACCTATCCCTAAGTCCCAGTAAGTATCTACTGGTGCAATCGGATCATAAGGTACCTTTGTGATTCTACCTTCTTTATCTGCTTTCTCCAATAGCTTACCATAGTAAGAGCCAACCAGAGTAGCAGTAAAACTACACTCAAATTCTTGCTCATACTCTTCCTCTGTCATTTCCCTCTTTGCCGCCTCAAGCTCACTGTCGGGAATAACTTTTGTTTCTGAAGCTCTATAGATACGTACATACCAGTCAGGGTTTTGTTTCGCTTGATTGTAGATATCCCAAAAATGATTTTGCCCTTTCGGCGTACCGATAAAAATGGCCCAGCCCAGACGATCAGATAGTGCAGGTCGAATAACTTGCGACCAAGCCGTAGGGTCCATTTCTGCGAATTCGTCCAGTACGACGCCATCAAGATAAATCCCCCGTATCCCTCCAGGGTTCTCAGCACCCATCAACATTAATCGAATCTTATCTTCACTCTCAGGCCGTTGAATATCTATCCGTAGATCAGCCTCATTAGCAGCAGCACCAGGAATATTACGAGTAAAATCTTTTAAGTATTCCCAAGCAACTCTCTTAGCTTGCCCGTATGTAGGGGCAACATATGCATACTGTGGATTCTTCTTGGTGTTACGGAAAGCACGATCTATCATCTCACATATAGAAAGTACCGTCTTTCCAAAACGCCTATGAAGAACTAAAACATTGAACCGTTTTAGCTCGTTATATATTGTTGCTTGAAGAGGCCTAGGTGTAAAGCCTGTACTTATTCTCTGTACATTAGTCATTTAAAGGTAACTCCAGTTGTGTTCCATGTGGAACATCTTCTTTGACTTCTGCTTCCACATGTTCAACCTCATTACCTCTTCTGATTCCAGTATCAATTATAATCTGCATAGGTCCAGAAGGACCAGACGATGTAACTTTTGTCCCATACTCAGGATTAGCTCTTTCAGCTCCCCACTTATACAATTCACTTCTAAGTTTAAGACCTGCCACTTCTTCTTTGTCTATGTGGTCTTGCTCTGCTATCTCCATGACTCGATCATAGTAGACATCTGCCCGATCTCGTCTGGCATCTTTTAAATTTCTAGCAAAGTCAGGATACCTTGTCCTCCAACTATAAATAGTCTGTACGTGCTTGATCCCAATTCTGGCTACGACCTGCTTATAAGTCATCCCCTCTCTAACTAGATGACAGATAGCATCTCCTAGCTCTGGTGTGTATGTTGGGTGTATTACTTTTGGAATCCAAGGACCTGACTCTGCTAAAGATTCACCCGTCTGGGCATCAATAACAACTATGTTCCCGTCTATAAGCTTAGTATAAGATTCAGTCATTTAGTATATCGTTAGTGGTTCATCTCTATATGGGTTAGTTTCTTTGCAAGCATCACAAATTCTGGTGAATTTGCCAAGAGCTTTAAACTTTTGAGAACATTTTAGGCAAGATCTGTCAAATTCTTCCGGCTTTTCTAGGTGTTTTGTAGAAAAACTCTGGTCACAATTGGGTGAACCGTACACTTTCTTTTCCTTTGGTGGAGGTTCAGGGATTGCAGGCTTGAAATTCTTTATCTTTGTCCATATTTCGTCAATACAATCGTCACACATAGCTGCTTGTTTAGCGTACACCTGTACTTGTGCCCCGCATTCGACGCAGTATACCGTCCGGCCCATGGTTTACCCCCTATAAAATAAGTATATATGATGTGACGCGTCATGTAAATCTGAAAAATTCGTCCCACTTGGTTTACGCAGGGTGACGCAGTGCGTCATAGCTTTGTTTTGGGGGTGACACCCCGCAAAAAAGGGGTGGGGGTGCCGCAACGCATTATATACCGCACCGTTTGACTCGGTACATCATATAGGCCATGCCGCAACGCCCCGTGCTGCGCCGCATCTCGCCGCACCGCTCCAGGAATGTAGCGCCTTGAACGCTGTGTCATTGTGACCAGGAGAGTTATGACGGGCTGACGGGCATGACGGGCTAGTTCCCTATGTTACTTTATATACGTTATACACTATGCATTATTATGCTATGCTTCTTTTTCTCTTGATTTCCAGAATACTTTAAAAGAATAATAAATACGTCCAACACGTCACGCATCTAGCTAAATGCCCTCTATTAAAGGCTTAAGCTGTTGACCCATTCACTCCATAAAGGGAGTCAATCGACGGGCACAATAAAAGGAGTTGACTGGTCTATTATATGTAACTTTTACATTGTCGGGCTTGACTCGTTCATTTATAAAAACTTTATGTAAAGACTTGACATCAACTAAAAGATATAATAAAAAAGGTTATCGATAATGAACCAGTCCCGACGATATTGACTGGTCACCTATAACACTAGGAGCTAACACAATGAGTAATTTACTAGACTTCAAGGTCTTCCTTGAACATCCCCGCAGCAAAGATGGCGCAAAGCCTTCTTTGATCACAGACCATCATAAGATCAGATGGCAAGGCAAAAGGTTCAACCTTCCTACCTTCACGACGCACTACTGCGCACATTCTTCCACTAGAAACCTTGCAGAAAACCAAGTCAAAGGTGATAAGTACGCCGCAATGCGACTAAACATTTCTTATGATTACGCAAAGAATCAAAAGATGACCTTCTATATCAAACGAGTTGTCAACAATAAGATCAATGAAATTACTATGGAAGCGACTCAGGCATGGGAAGAGGGCAAGACACAGATTACTGGCAAAATGGTATATGATACCAAAGACCTTTCAGAATATTGGGTTGAGAACCTCCCGACTATTAAATGCAGCCACGACAGAATCACATACAGCTTTGAAGAGATGTTTCATAACGCTGTAGTACAAGACCAGATACATGAGTTGGGCTGTGCTTACACACCTAAAGAATTTGAAACCGACCTGAAGGCACTACTCGGGAACCATTTGGCAGAGTCCACGGTTCTGAATTAGTCCTAGTGTTATGCGTAGCGTCTAGAACTCACGACTCTAGGCGTTACGCTCTAACGCTATCAGTCTAATGCTTCGAATTAACATGATGTGTTATTCACATGACACCTTATGTTAATTGGACACACTAGACCCGACCAAATTTTTCCTTTGGTCTTCTATTAACAAAGGGAGAGAGAGACTTTCCCCAAGCTAGGATTATGGAATGGTAAATCGATTAGACACAGAAGAATTTTCGTTTGTTACTTTACATGAGACTGAGAGGGCTTTATTAGTGGGCCTTGAAAAAGAGAGGATACCAACGCCAGGCCTTGAGGTCAAAGGCAAAGAGGTAGAATCAATCATCACGTACGCTCGTGCGTGGTTCCCTAAATCCAAGTGTACTATTTCTGGCAATGATATTGAGGTCCCTCAATGGATGTGCATTCAAAAGGAAATAGACAAGGAAGAAAACCAGTTCATGGTTTTTGATCTAAAAGATGAGGGCTTCTGAGCCACCGCATCACTCAGGGTAGCGCATCGTGTCTACCCAAAATCTTACATGACGCATAACGCATAACGTATACACTTATTATTAACCCGACGCATTACATCTTGATAGGAGAGAGCGTCAACAGAAAAAAGATCTTATCTCTCTATATGTATATAGGGAGAGAGAGACACAAACCAAGGGAGAGGCAGACATGGAACTAGATCAGTGGCAGAGCTTTGATAAACGCAAGGCTAAGGAAGAGGCAAAGGTTAGATGGATTAGGCGGAAGAACGACTGGGTTAAGGACACGGGGATATATTCTACCGATGACTTGATAGCTGACTACGTAAGGAAAACTAACGGGCATTTCTTTAAGCCTGAGACTATGAAGTTTTTTAACTCAAGGGTATCGGCAACGTTATTCCCTTCGCCAGATGAAAAGGTAATCTACTTCCTTACATCTGAGCAGGGACCGCATCAAGTACAGAGGATGTACACCCTACGCTACTACCGACCATCAGATGGGGAGATAGGGGAACCGGAAGGGCATAGCTTCCAACAGTACGATACATTACAGAAGGCAAAGCAAGCAGCTAAGAACAGGGCACACAGTACCATCGTGATACAGGGAGGGATGCAGTATGAAGAGTGTCAGTGAATTCCGACGGAGACTACTACCTGGTAGTAAATGGCTGATGACTAACACATTAACGGGGTCACAGTTCATAAGGGTAGTGAAGAGAAGGAACAATGGGCATGTAGTCTTCTATCATGATGGACCTGGCACCATTAAAGAGAGTTGGTTGCAGTATCCGAAAGCATCTGAATGTGAGTATGATAACGGTTCGATTAGGATCAGGCTAGGGGATGGACACTACCTATCTTACAAGCAGCTAGAAAAACCAAGCGGTCAAGCACCACCAACCTAGGGGGGATGATGATGTTAACCGTAACCTTGGGAATGAACGGTCCAATATAAGGGAGGGACATGACAATGGCAAGCACACCTACATTCTATATTGAGGGAGAGAATAAGGATGAGTACATGGTGATCGAAGGGTTAAGTGCAAGCGAAGCAGCCTGCTATTACAAGGCTTTCTATGGGAGAGAGCCTAAGCACATGAGGAAACTGGCAGGGAAGTACAGTTTCCCTAACACACATAAGAGTTACAGGGTTTCACTACCAGAAGGGACAAAGTTTCTACCAAGGATTGAAGAGTGGGTGTAGCCCGACACTACACCCACCCAACAGATACACACTAGGATTTTGGATGATCTGATGTCCACATTATACAGGAGCGCATTAACTATGGCAATACAGATACTAGGGTTAAGGGATTACGAAGTAAACGGGAAGATAAAAAAGAAAGAGGACTTCTTCTATAAGAAGTGGAGAGCAGAGAGTGTGCCTGATCTATTCAATAGATTGGATGAGTACATGAATAAGATATGGAAGGTACCCCAAGAGGAGAGGATTAACCTCTACTATACAGCGGCATCATGTGTTGAGGACAGAGGGAGGAGACTTGAGAGGCAGGAAGTGATACCCTTTGATGTTGATGACATAGATATACAGAGGGCAGAGGACTACATACCAGTGGTATGTAATGCTATCGGTATCAAAAGAAAGGAGACTGCCATTGTCATGAGTGGGAATGGCCTCCAGTTTATCGTTGGTATTAAGGAAGCTATCACCGATGAACATTTCTTTGGGGAGAATAGGAAGAAGTACAAGGAGTTGTGCAATGAGATTGATAAGGGACTTCGCAGTTCTAATTTGCCTGGCCATGCTGATGCATCAGTATTCAGCGCAGCTAGGCTATTAAGATTACCAAACACACTGAACGTAAAGATAGGGAAGGAATCAAGAGCGGCTCATGTTATAGAGAGTAAGATACTACCTATCCATTCACCGATTAGTAGTATAGAAGGGGAGGACTTGCCTCCCCCAATACCAAATGTTCCACATGGAACTAAACCGCAAGCAGAAGTAAAAGATAAGGGAAAGAGATACGATCTACTTCCCCTTGATAGGGAAGGAGTGCTGACAGGTTGTGACTTCATAAAGTTTACGAAGACCAACCCAACTGAGGTGAAGGAGCCTCAGTGGTATTCGATGCTGTCTATCCTTGGACGTATTGATAGGAAGATAGCTCATGAATATTCGGCAGGCCATAGTGATTACTCCTACGATGAGTGCGATGCCAAGATTGATCAAGCCTTGGAAGCAAGCGGTCCTATAACGTGTGAACATATTAGTACACAGTGGAGTGGGTGTGAAGGGTGCAAGCACTATAAGAAAGTGAAGAGTCCTATATCTATACGACGTGATGCTTTCATCAGGAGTAAAGAGCTAGGGTTTAGGACACTCAACCTTAACAAGAACCCACCAACACAGGGCAAGCCTGACTATTCAGACCTGCTTAAATACTTTAGCATCAAGCACCCGTACGTGTCGCTTGCAGAGTACCGCTCCATATACACATGGAATGGTAAGTACTGGGAGGGGTATCCTCTTAATAAAGTAAAGGCATTTGCTGAGCAATGCATAGACTACCCACCTACCAATAGCGAAAGGGTAGAGTTCTTGGAGAAGACACTCGTTAATAACATGAAGGACCAAGAGTTCCTTAACCCATACGGGTACGCTAACTTTCAGAACGGTATGCTTAGACTACCAGGTGGTAAGAGTACAGGTGAAACTCTCCATGATATGGAAGCGTTCAAGTTGTATGACCATGACCCTGCCTTGGGATTAACTTACATCCTACCCTTTGACTACGGGAAGGAGAAGGATTGCCCTAGGTTTAAGCAGTTTGTTAAGGAAGTAACATGTGATGACCCGACACTAGAGTATGTACTCCAAGAGTACATGGGGTACGCACTATCTAACAGTGACCCTGAGCTAGGAGAACGTGCGCTCTTTCTACTTGGTGAAGGTAGCAATGGAAAGTCAGTCTTCTTAGATGTAATGAAATGGTTGGCAGGTGATGACAACTATAGCTCAGTACCTATCGATCAACTAGAGAAGGAGACATCACGCTTTGAATTGTACGGTAAGCTATTCAACGTGACAGAGGAGACACCACGGGCAGGACTAAAGGATTCATCCATCTTTAAGAACTTGGTAACAGGTGGAACCATGATCATACGCCAGTTATATAAGGACCCGATGACAGTTAAGAATAAGACTAAGCTTATCATGGCAGCGAATGAACTACCACGTAACCAAGATGTATCGAAGGGTATGTTCAGGAAGATACTGATAGTACCATTCAACGCCACGTTTGAGGGTGAGAAGATAGACAGAGGTATCAGGCAGAAGTTAAAGGAAGAACTACCAGGCATATTTAACTGGGCAATGGAAGGGTATGAAAGACTAAGGAAGAACTCGTTCCACTTCACTGCTAGTACGGCAGTGTCGAATGAGGTTAGCTTATACCAAGACCTATCGGACCCACTAAGAGCATGGTGTAGGGAGAATGTATCAGTAGTAGATGATGAGGTGTTCACTCCCATTGAGGAGATATACGCCAAGTATGTAGTAGACATGGAGGCAGATAGGCTAAAGGTAACACCTAAGAATTCATTTGGATTAAGACTTAAAAAGATATTTAAGTTTAAGAAAACGCAAAGGAAGTTAGTCGATGGTCGAAGGCTTAACTGTATGTATGGTATTCGGCTATCACTAGAGGAAGACTATGCAGTATAAGATACAACCATACGACCACCAACTTAAAGCTATTGAGATGAGTAAGCAGCTAAAGGACATGGCCTTATTCTGGGAGATGGGTACAGGTAAGACCAAAGGAATGATAGAGATACTAAGACACAAGTATACAGAGGCAGGCAAGCTACTACCTACCCTGATACTAGCACCTGTTGTTACCTTGGAGAACTGGAAGCGTGAGTTCCTTACCCACTCTACCATACCAGAGGGTAAGATCTTTGTGTGTTCAGGTACGGGAGTGAAGAGGCAGCGCCAGTTAAGGGAAGCATTGGTAAGCGATAGCATTATCATAATAAACTATGAGGCATTGGTTACTATGAAAGTCTTTGAGCTACTGATGTACAGTAAGCTAGAGATTATAGTCATGGATGAGAGCCACTACCTAAAGAACCACAAGAGTAAGAGGGCAAAGAGGGTGCAGACATTAGCAAGCTCTCCATACATGAAGCATAGGTACTTACTCACGGGTACTCCCATACTCAACAGCCCAATGGATATGTTCCAACAGTATAGGATACTGGATGGTGGCGAGACATTTGGTAAGAACTTCTATGCGTTCAGAGGTACATACTTCTACGATAAGAATGCTAACTGGAAAGGACAGGTGTCGTTTGCTAACTGGCAGCCTATCTCTTCCAAGTTCCCTGAACTATCGGAGAAGATATATAGGAAGGCATCAAGGGTAACTAAGGCTGAGTGCTTGGACCTACCACCCCTCATAAAGCAGACTGAGTATGTAGCTATGAGTAAGGATCAGGCCAAAGCATACAAGGAAATGAAGGACAACTACCTTACCTTTGTTAAGGACACAGACAAAGCGGTGCTTGCACAGCTTGCAGTCACTAAGCTACTGCGCCTACAGCAGATAGTCTCAGGGTTCATGGTCACAGAAGAGGGTGAGGCGCTTGCATTTGATAGTGTGCCTAGGCTTGACAGACTAAGAGAATTAGTAGAAGAAATAACTCCCAATCATAAGTTGATTATATGGTGTAGCTTCAAAAAGAATTATGAAATGATTGCTACATTATTGGATGAGTTAGATATAAGATACGTAATGCTAACAGGTGGACAAAACACGAAGCAAAAACAGGAGGCAATAGATGAGTTCCAATCAGAAGAAAGTAACAGTGCCAGAGTTGTTATCGCAAATAGACGCTCTGGTGGAATCGGTGTCAATCTTACGGCAGCGTCTTACTCCATCGTCTACTCAAGAGACTTCAACCTTGGCGACGAACTCCAATCAGAAGCAAGGAACCACAGAGGTGGGTCTGAAATCCACGACAAAATAGTGCAGCTTAATCTATGTGTAGCAGACACAGTAGATGAGGCAGTACTTGAGGCGCTTAATAATAAGCAGAAGATTAGCGATATCATAGTGGACTTAAAGATATGAAAGATAGAATCAAACAACTAGATGGTAAAGAGGTAGGCATTGATGACTACCTAACAGGTAAGAAAGAAAAGCTAGTGATAGTACGCCAACCCGACGGTAAGTACTACGTACCTGGCGAAGCATGGAAGGACAAGCCATTGTCCTATGATCAGTTTCACTCACTGGTGCAGGCTAACTTCATTAACTTCAATGTGTATGAGGTAAATGAAAAGCCATACCGACGGCACCTTTTTTATAAACACTTCGAAGATACCTTACAAGAGGTCATCGACGACAAACACAAAGTATGGAGGGACGTACACAGATGAACACAGAACAATTGGATGAGATGGTTGCAGAGATGCTTGACTACCGCAAGCAGTACGATGAACAGAAAGAGATATCAAACTCTCTACACAGACAGTACAAGACAGCACAACAGAAGCTCCAAGATTCATTGGAGAATCTAGGTAAGTCTAAGTACTTCGTGGATGGGCTTGGTACTGTTAGTCTGGTTAACAAGCTAAAGGTTAGGATGCCACAAGACCCTGATAAAAAGCAGGAGTTCTTACAGTACATGATGGACAGAGATGATGTGAAGTACAGTCTCTTGAATGTACCATGGCAATCACTTCAAGCTTGGTATAACACAGAGGTAGAAGCAAATGAGGGAGACTTCGAGTGTCCTGGCATAGAAGCACCAACAATGGAAACGACAATTCGATTTACAAAGGAACGGAAATGAACAAAGCAGTAACAAAGAAACAAACAACAGATGTAGTAACAGGTGATAGCTTAGATGGATGGGGGAGTGTACAAGACATTGACCAGTCCAATGTTATCATACCTAAGATACTACCAATGCAGTCTACCTCCATGCTAGTAGTGGAAGGACACGCCAAGATGGGTGAGTTTAGAGATAGCCTATCCGGTAAATTACTAGGCTCTATTGATAAAGAGGTAGAGTTTATTCCTATATCTACTGAAGCCAAGTGGATTATATTTCATGATGGCAAGTACCATAAGGAAATAGCACAAACTAATTACAATAAGAACTGGCCTATTGAAGATCACATAGATGGTGTCCATGTTAAGAGAGTAAGATGTATCAATGTCTTCGCTGTCTTACCTGAGGATATCAAGACAGGTATGGCAATGCCATATGTGGTTAGCTTTAGATCCACCAGTTATGAGGGTGGCAAGCAGGTAGTCACTCGTATATTCCAGAACGTAAACCTTATGAAGAAGAACCCTAGCATCTACACTATGAAGTTACGGGCAAAGAGAATGTCTAACGACAAGGGCAATTGGATAGTCATGACCACTGCTGTAGGTAGACGGTCCACGCCAGAGGAATTAGATGTGTGTAAGAACTTCCATGTGATGATGCAAGACCAGAAGGTTAAGGTGGATGAGTCAGAGTTCAAGAAACCTACGGTTGATGTTCCATCTTTTTAAGGTATACCTTACAGTTAGTCGTTAGTAGGGGACCAAGTGTCCCCTTTTTTATGGAGGCGAGATGGCGATACTTTATACCAGAGGTGTAGACGATAAGGTTAAAGCACATGCAGTTAAGAGGGCAAGAGAACGTAACGAAACGGTAGCTGACTATCTTAGTTGGCTCATTGAGAAGGACAGAAAGATGTATGTTAAGAGGAGAAAAAAGAAATGATAGTAACCAGAGAATCCTATAAGCAAACAGTGGAGAAGCTAACGAAAAGCTCTGGCTACTACGGTCTGGATACCGAAACGACGGGGTTAAGGCACCATGATAAACTATTTAGTATAATTATATCTGATAGTAAAGAGTCATTCTACTTTAACTTTAATCAGCAAGAGGATTATGAGGGAACCAAAATAAGAGAGGAATGCATTCTCGATAGGCAGTGGTTGCAGGACCTGGCTCCAATGTTTAGTAACCCAAAGAACTATTGGTTCATTCATAATGCTAAGTTTGATCTGCGTATGTTGGCGAAGGATGGTTTATTTATAGCAGGTACTGTGCATTGTACGCAAGCCTTAGAGAGATTAATAAAGAATAACTTGGTAGGTAAGTCCCCTTACTCCTTATCCTCTTGTGCTAAAAGATATGGGTTCGGGGACAAACTTGATGCAGTAGCTAAATGTGTGAAAGATAACAAGCTGTCAACTACCCTTAAATTACCAGGCCGATCACGAAAAGAAAAGCTACTTCACTATGACAAAGTACCCTTCGATCTTATGGCAGAGTATGGTGAGATGGATGGAACACTAGTGTACAAGCTAGGCATGGAACAAATCAAACGCATCAAGTCTATGCCTGATTGCATACCGCTTGCACGTATCGAACGTGAACTTACCAAGGTGTGCTTCGACATGGAGTGGGATGGTATCCAACTCGACATGAACTATGTAGCAATGGCAGAGCAATACGAAGAGATAGGTGTGGAGATAGGCTACTCCCAGTTTAAAAACCTAACAGGTATAGACTTCAAGCGTGGTCCCAAATGTTTGGTGGAAGCTTTCGACAAGCTAAATGTACCCTACCCTAAGACAGAGAAGGGCAACCCTTCCTTTAACTCAGATGCCTTGGAAGATATGAACCATCCATTAGGTGACTTACTTAAGTTGATACGCAAGCGTGAAAAGTTTATCAGTACCTACTACAGTAACTTCCGTTACCTATCAGACAGTGATGGTGTCCTTCGCCCATCTATAAACCAAGGTGGTACACAGACAGGTAGGTTCTCATACTCTGCACCTAATCTACAGAATGTACCCAAGGAAGACAGCGATAACCTTAAGTATTATGTACGTAAATGTTTCGTACCTAGACCAGGCCATTGCTTTGTCATGATAGACTATGACCAACAGGAATACCGTATGATGGTAGACCTGGCAGGAGAACACCAACTCATTAAGAAGATACATGATGGCATGGATGTACACACTGCCACGGGTGAGATGATGGGTGTCGATAGACGGACAGCTAAGACTATTAACTTCATGCTGTTGTATGGTGGTGGACATGAGAAGCTTGCGAAAGCACTAGGCGTATCTAACCATGAAGCTAAAGGATTGAAGGACAGGTACTTCCGTACCCTGCCAAAGGTAGAAAGGTTTATCAAAGAGACTAAGATAGACGGTCAACTACTTGGCAGTACCACAAACTGGATGATGCGTAGGTATTACCTGTATGATAAAGGGAAAGCATACATCCTACCCAACCATGTCATACAAGGTGGTTGCGCCGACGTAATTAAATCTGCTATGGTTAAGATATCCAGTCTTCTAAAGACAGAGAATCTCCGGTCTAGGATGTTAGTTCAGGTTCATGATGAGCTGCTTTTCGAAGTACATGAGTCTGAACTACACCTAGTACCTAAGTTTAAAGAGATAATGGAATCTGTCTACCAACCCAGAAGTAACCTCCGCCTAACATGTGGAGTAGATCATTCATGGAAGTCATGGGCTACCATAGATAAGATCAAAGGGATACCCGATGGCAAAGAAACCAGAGACAGTATTCAAGGAAAGGATTCGGCCTAAGCTTGATATGATCCCTGACTCCTGGTGGATTAAAACACAGATGCTTGCAACCGTTGGCGTACCTGATTTCCTTGGGTGTGTTAACGGTTTGTTTGTGGGCATCGAATTGAAAGCAAGCCAAGCAGACATGAACAAATCAAGAGGGTCGATACAAAACTACATCCTCTTCCAGATAAATAGAGCAGGTGGGTATGCTGCCTACATGTACCCTGAGAATGCAGACGAAGTTATCGATGAGATATGTGAACGTGCCTTCCTTATGTAGGTTGGGATATCATGAACCCTGCATTCCTGAACCTGTTGAATACCTCAGGATCAGATAGGTCCTCTACAATAAGCATAGTCTTTCTACATTTACCAACGAATGTCCATGTACAGTAGCGGTAGCACAGTTTACCAATAGGATCTGGTATTTCCCTTGGGTCACAGAATCTATAGGTCCTTTGATTGAACGCCCTTACCTCTAATCTCTTGGCTAAAGTTGTTGAGGAGCATGACAAGCTGATCGTTAAGATCATCAATAACAGAATCAACCCTAAGATGTACGGCTCTCTTATTCTCTGCCTCAAGTTTCTTTTGGATTTCATGGAACCTCCGCTTGTACTTAGTCTCCATGTGTTTTAAATGTACTTGCATTAATGTATCGACTAGTTTAATAGAACTGTTTGCAAGTTCAATCATGTATACCTCACGTGGATAGGAGAGTGAAGGCAGATAAGACTGACTTCTGTTGACCATAGCTTCCCTGCTGTTGTCACTCTCCCATCCAACCTATATGTTACTCTGGTGGTAGCAATCGATCAATAATACTATCGACTAATGAAAGCCCTAGGTCATCAAAGGTGTTAGTTGTAACCTCTACGACTTCTTCTTTTAAGGCAGCCCTGACTCCCTTAAACCAAAGCTTCCTGCCAAATAACATCCAGTCGATCTTATCCTTTAGTTCATTCTCCATCTGCCCTCCTTGGGTGTGTTTGAATGTGGAAGTGATACGCTCCATGCTCTGTCTTATGATATACTATAGGTCTGTTTTCGCCAGAGGAATTAAACGCTCCCCTTCCCCTAAACTTTTTCTTAAAGTTAAATAACAATGTTTGAATGTGGAAGTTAGACCAGTCACGAACGGACAGGTCCACTGCCCTGCCTTCCTTATGTGTGTTATGTTTACGGCCAGGCGCATCCTCCCTTAGGGAAGTAATCAAAAATGGTAGGTCATACTTGTTAGCATAGTCTGATATATAAGCTAACATCTCAAGGATGGTAGGGTCTAGGAAGAGAAGGTCATTAATATCCAGACCTTCCTTTAATCTGATGTATTGTTTCTCCATACTTCACTCTCCAATTCTTTTAGTCGTTGCTCAATAGCATTGAATCGGTCAGCGTATCTGTTGGTCTCACTAATAAGAACAGCAAGCTTCTTATCTAACTCGGTCATGCTTAAGCCAAGTCTGTTTATCTTGGAAAGAAGCTGTCTTATAAAGAATGCTATGATAGATAGTAGCCCACCACCTACTGCTATGATTGAAGCTACTACCACATCGAATGCCACCTGGTTATCCATCAATATTTTCCTGTCAATATCGTTTTCTTTGGTGACATTGTACTCTTTTTTCTTTTCTTTTTCTTAGATTTTTTCTTATCTTTGTACTTCAATGACTGCATAACCACCTCATTACTTAGGAAACTTTTCCTTAATAGCCGAACGAAGTTTTAAATACTCTTCCATCTTGCCTGCCTTATTCTCTTCTTTCTCAGCCAAGGCTTCCAAGAGTAGCTCGTCTATTTTTCTGTACTCATTCCGACGATCAAGCATAGGACGTTCACGTTCTGACTCTTCGTCCATTTCTTTTTTGGCAGCCTCAAGCTTCAAAACTTTTTGTTCAAAGTCATCGAGGTCGTCGCGGTCCCACTCTGCTATTTCTTTTTCATAATGAATGCCATAACTTCCACCATTAACATGCTTAACTCTTTCACCAAAAGCCTTAACGTAATAAACATTGTTAGCAATTAAGGGCTTAAACCTTTTCTCTAAGTCAGCCTTTCTTTTTTGTCTGGCAATCTCTGCTAACTCTTCAGGAGTAAATGGAATAAGTTCTTTCTTTTCCATGTCCCATCTATGAGTGTCAGGGTTGTACTCAGGTATCTCGTCTTCAAGTTCTTTTACTTTTCCCATCACCTATCCCTATTTAAGTTTTTCAATTCTGACATTGGCGTATATTTCATTTACCCCAAAGCTATCATTCTGACCCAAATCATTAGTGGAGTTTGTATTACTAACTCTATAATGTAATTCAAAATTAGTATTCGCTGTAATAACAAAACTTCCATTAAGTGAAGCAAATGGTCCCGTCCCTGCCGATGCACTAATATAGCTAGACATTCCTATAACTACATCTTTGCTATTAGATGTATCGTACAACTTTATTCTAGTAAGGTTAGTATTCATAAAGTGCGCTTGAGCAAAGATAGTGTAATGACCAGGTTGAAGTTGAAATGTGTTTGAAGATAATGAGTTTAAAAACCAACTGTCGCCAGACACAGTGTTCAATGTTCTTGGATACCAATTGCTTCCAGAACTACTAGCGCCTCCCCCAAGTGTCCCACTTGACCTTTGATCTGTTAAGAATAGAACCGCAGGCTTAATAACAGCAGCAGTAGGTCCACTTGGTGGTTTCCTATAGTCAGTACCCTGCCTTACTACTGTCAACATCATGTTGTGTACATCGTTAGCAGTCTGCGCCCCACTTGATTGGTTAACAGAACTGATTACACAGTTAGAAGAACTGTGAGAAACAACCTGCCCAATTCTACCATGACTAGTAGTAGAATCTACTGTTACCTGTACAGCAGGAGCTACACTAAAGAACCCTGACTTATAAGTAATCGTCCACTGCCCACTATCTGTACCACCCTGAGAAATACTTTCAATGAAGTCTGCACTCGTAGTGGATATTGATGTCCCTGAGATTACCGCACTATAAGTATTCTCATACTCAGAGAAATCTACCAGAGGCATACTAAGGACTGGATTAAAAGTAGCTGAGCATCCGGCTATTGGGGCTTCGAAATCTGCGGTAAGAGCAAAAGTTGCATATCCGGCCAACGGGAACATTGCCGATCCCCAGACACCATCGTCGCCATGTCGCGAGAGAAACACCCGAAACTGCGTTGCCGAATAAGGAACAATAAAGCCTGTAGCTGATTGATCTGACCACGATCCAGAAGCTGAACCAAGACCTACACCTCCAGTGTTCCAAACGCCATAGCCTTCTGCTGTAGTATAGGTAGATACTTTTGCAAGATCAAAACTAAGACCCGCAGGCAATGTAACTAGATAATCCGTACTAGACCCAGAAGCTGCTGGTGAACTAATATTTGCTTGGGCGTACTCAATCCTAAACTGATAATTAGGTCCATTTCTTCTATACCAAATTTTATCTTTTGTATTTCCATTTGGCTTGGTCGGACTGCCATTTGTTCCGGTTAGAACTATTTCCCCTCCATCAATCCAATCCGTAAAGATCTCATCTTGGGAATTTAGCAGCACCACATCGTTGACTAGTGGGGTAGCTGTAAGGGTCATCGTTCCATATCGGCCGTTTTTATGCTTAAGCTTTGCCCAAATGTAATCATCTTTTGCCAGATTGATTGAACAGGTTGACTCATTAAAACTTACAGTTCCTGCTACTGGGCCCTGAAACCCAATAATTTCTTCACTAGAATTAAGTATGTGAAGCTCTCCGCTAGCTGTGCCATCACCCGATATCGTAAAATTTAGTGTTATATTTTCTTTAGCTTTAATCCCTGAA